CTTTTTTATTCTATCAGATAATAATTTTTAAATTCTCTATAATGAGAAAGATGGAAATAAACTACGATTGTTGCTACCTCGCTCAGGCTTAGCTGAAATTTTCGGTTTCTCTTGCGAACTACTGGACTCAATATTTTCACGTTCCAGTTTATTTTTGTTGTGTACAATAATCGTCTATTGCGCAAAATATCTCTGTCAGATCCATATTATATCCTTTTCTTGCTAAAAATTTGGTTCAATATGGATCTGGCGCTTCTGAGTACAAGATCTTTCTCTTTTTTTCCACCTTACGCCGAACTCACGTTAATTAAACTATTTGATGAAACATTACTCTAACTTTAAGCTACCAGATTCATCGCGGCCCAAAGAAACCCAGACAATTCTCTTGAGACGGCGGTAATCATTACCTGAGGAGATTTTCCTCTTAGCTGCAGGTTCTTAAACTTCTTGTGTAATCTTAAAGATGCTTTTTCCGCTAAAGAGACGACTAACGCAGATTGACCTACTCTTCGTGCAACTACAACCTTACTTCCCGTTCCGGAAAATCGATGTTGCCAAGCCGCTTCCGTCAAAATTCTTCGAAGTCTCGGACTTCCCGTTTTTGTAATGCCCGTTTGTTTTCTTTTAGAACCGCTTGAATATTCTCCAGGAACAAGTCCGAGAAAACTCATGAAAGAACCAGCCGTTTTGAATCGTTTGAAGTCATTCACTTCACTCAGTAAAAACATGGCAGTTAGATAATCCACTCCCCGGAAACATCTTAAGATTCCAACCTTCTCTCGATACGGTTCACTCTCTGCTATCTCCTGTATTTTTTTATCCATCGCTTTTAGATTCTCTTCTTGAACTCTCACTCTGCTGTAATAGTCGTTAAACGTTGTTTGAAGAATCTCATTTTCAAAGTGCAGATTGTTCAGCCATTTGTAATGACTTGTCGTCCAATACTTAGTTGTGGAATACTTGATTCCTTTTCTTAAGAGAAACTTCATCAACCTCTGACGATTCCTTCCCAAATCTAAACGAAGACTGTCACGAGATCTCAAGTAATCTCTTACCGCTTCGTCTTCTTCACTTGGAACATGAATCGATTCTAATTCTCCACTTCGCAATAATCTCGCTAATTTGATCGCGTCCCTTTTATCCGTTTTGATTTTATCGGAACTTTGTCGCGGTATTTTTCCCGGAGCTACGATCCTACAATTCACTCCTAAAGACTTTAAATATCTGTAAAGTGGATAACCTGTTACTCCTGCCTCGTAACAACAATGGATTTCACTTTTTTCCAATTTTAACTTTTGGATGAACTTCTTGATCTGGACTTCTTCGTGTTTTTGATTTGTTGTTCCTTCACTAAATCCTTCGTATTGCTCGTTAAACTCGCGATTTGGATCGTTTCTTTGTGGACATCCATTCCTACATATACTTTTCTTTTCATTGCGTTCCTTCTGTTGGTTTTCTTGTTTTGTGGTAAATGCAATTCTTGCATCTAACCCACGCTTTTCAAGCCCAGAAGGGGCGCCATTTTGTCTACAATTTAAGTCACATTACAAATTTTTAAACAGTATGAGTTCCCACATTTTAGGAATTGATCTATAAAGTTCAGGACCTAACTTTTTTTCAAAAAAATGGATCATGAATTCCTTACGTTGAACTCAAGTTAAACAGTATAAAAAACTCGATCAGAGTTTTTGAAGAAGAGGAAGGAAAAGATCGGAAAGTTTTTTTCTCTGGGTTGCGTCCGGGATTTTAGTAAAGAGTTGATCTAATTTTTGGCGCAGAGAAGAAGTGTTTGGGTATTCTTCGAAAATTCTGAGAATGTGGGGCCAGGCTTTTTTCACAAGTTCTTCCATTCCCGGACCAGCAGCTTTAGAAGATACAAAAGCTTTTTCCAAACCCGCCCTAAGCTCGGCAAAAATACGAGTCAAATCCAAGACTTTCCAAAGTCTTTTCTCCGTTAATCCAATTCGAGAAGAAATCGAGGAAATGGTAGAATTCCAATCCAAAGGTTCGTTTTTCATTTCTTTCAAAACAAAAGAATGAAGCTGAACAAGCGCGCTGAGTTCCGGCGGAAGAGACATTACCCATTTTTTATAAGCGTCTGGTTGGCCTTCTTTTTGAAACTGTCGAATACGATTTACACTTTCCATATATTTAGAAAACGGAATATTCACAGGAGGTTCAACCGAAGTATCTTCTAAAAATGTAGGTTCTTCAAAACCTTCAAATTGAAGATCCTCCACTTCGGTTAACAATTCTTCGTTACCACTAACCGAAATTTGATTGTTTATATCCGCTTCCTCAAGCTCTTCCTTTTTTAATTCTAAAACCTTTCCAGAAAACTCGGAACCGAATCTTTCCAAGATCTCGGTGAGAATCAATTTCTCTGGCTGCTTTTTCAAAGGCACCGCAGGGGAAGAAGTTTGTGGCGCAGTTTTTTTAACAACGCCTGGCGACACACTTTCCTCGTTCGTTTGCTTAGACGCTTCGCCAAAAGAAGAGATAGAAGGTTCAAGATCTTTTCCGGTCGCATCGTCTCTAAGAACTACATAACCTTCCATTCCAATAAACCTTTTACCGGGAGGAACCAATTCTCCGATCGTTTCCAAAATTTCTTCCGAAATGCGAGCATACTTTTTCTTTTTAGGTTTACCTATATTTGCCTTTTCTTGTTCGATAAGTTTGTTTTTGATCCCCGCATGTGTGTTCATGAAGTTTTTCGTCATAAACGCGGAAAGGTCAGATTGGGACATTCCTAGAAATTCTGCAAATTTAGGAAGGTGATCAAAAAATTGCTCCGTCTTTTGGATATTACTTACAATATAAGAACGTACTTTTTGTTTAAGAGCTTCCTGGTCTGTTGAAGAAATTTTTTTACCAGATATAAGACCGTTAAAAAGTTGAATATGAGTATGAAAATAACTTAAGAACTCTCCGTAAGCCGTTAGTTCAAATTCACCGTGAGAATTTTGCTCTAAGATCTTTTTATCATTTCCGGACATACAATCAATTTACGTTTGTTGAGTTGAGCTGACGCTTTGATTGGACAGTTTTCACCTACTTTTCAGGAATTCAAGACATTTCGAGAGACTCGTAAAGAACAAGAAAGCAGAAAGACGGCATTTGTAAAACGATCTACATTACAACAGCAACGCGTTAAGTTTTTAATTTCAGCAGCAAACAACAAAACACTGAGTTTAAAACCGATGCCTACAATAAAACAGGGATATAAACTACAAGAGTCGAATCCTATTTTTTAAAAACTATTTTTTTTACTCATAACTATATAACAAGTACCCAATATATTAGGCTGAAATATTGCTTTGTAATAAAAATTTACGATACTTAATTTTATAAAAATCTGTAATAACTAAAGTTTCAGAAATAAAAATACTTTAAAAAATAAATTTTCTAAAGCTGTTTTACAGAAAGAATTTTTATAGAACACAATCTTCATAAGTTTTAAAAATGATCATACATTAGAGTTGTTGAAAAATTCTATAGTCCAAATTAACAAAACTGCTTGAATTGACCGTTTCCATAAAACAGAAACAGATGGAGAATTCATTTTTTAACAACTCTAATAGAAAATACTTTTTAAAGTAATAAGTTTTAAAATTATTTTGTAGCAAGAACTTTTATAAAACAAGATCATTCAAACGTTTCAAAAAATGATTATAGACTGTAAACGTTATAAAATCTAAAGATAAAGGGTTCTAAATCAAATTTACGTAAATTTTTCGTTTCACCTATAACTATAAAATAAAGTACGAATATTTTTTACGCTGAAATAGTGTTTTGTAATAAAAATTTATGATACTTAATTTAACGTGAGTTCGACGTAAGAAAATTGGGGCGAATCGCTCGCAAATTTCATAGTTAAAATGGCTCACGACCGCGCTTTTCGCTTCAATTCCTTCGGAATTTCCGCTACAATCGCTTTCGCATTTGTTATGCCGAATTCACGTTAATTTAACGTGAATTCGGTCTAAGAAAATTTTGGCGAATACTAAACTCAGGTGCAACGACCCATGGGGAGTGAGACGCTGAGTTACTTCGAACGACCTAAAACGCTTTCGTAAAAAGCGTTTTGCTGAGTTCCAAACGCGATCCGTAAAAAGCGTTTCATTGAGTTCCAAACGCGATCCGTAAAAAGCGTTTCATTGAGTTCTTTTCGCTCCAATTCCTTCGGAATTTTTCAAACTCAGTATCTTCGCTCTTTATGAATCGCAGCATAATAATCGCTTTCGCATTTGTTATGCCAAACTCACGTTAATTGAATAGGAATCAGTAAAATCACAATCAGATTAAAAATTCATTTTATATAATAGCCGATAAGTTTTACAAAATCCTTTTCACTTATAAAAACAATTTTTTAAATTAGAAATAAAAAACGTAAATTTATATAGATTTAGAAAATTAAAACATTCAAATATAATAAACCAATAAAGCCATGTATTTACTTAGAATAAATAAGCACAATTTTTAAATTTAAGAAAAGCTTCCAATTCAAATACAATAATTGTAATACAAGCTACCTCAAAAATATCTTAGAATTCGGCATTTTAAGCAAAGATAAAGTGTTTTTGAAATGGTTTAGAGTAAATTTTTATGATAAAATCACAGTATGACTACCATAATAAAAGTACATTAAATCTATTCAAAAAGATTGTTATCTATATGTTTAGGCGCAAAATTAAGAGCAAAAATGTGCAGGTAAATGCAAACTAAACGAGAAAAAGAGATTTAGAATGTAGAAATTCACAATTTTAAATCAACGTTCTTCAAAGAACGTCAGTCTTGTAATGATGTCTGTTGTTTTGATTGAGGATATAGTGATTAAAAGATTCAATGGAAAAGATCGATATCGAAAGGTAAGCTATTGAGAAAATGTCATTTTTAGTTTTTACAATTTCGCAGGTGCATTTGCATTTTTTCGAGGTCTCAATTACTCGATAATTTGAATCTGTTGGTTTATTGCATAAACCACAATACCAAATGAGTTTTTTAAAACCAGCCGTCATGGTATATCTTGACGCTCTCGTTCTTCGTTGATTTCGTTTATTTTTTTCTCTAATGAAGTTTTCAAAGCGATCTCCTTAATTGGTAAAAATTTTAAGAGAATAAACAGACAGATTTAGATGGGATTTTTGGCAATCTGTCAAGACAATCATCAAGATAAAGATCTGTTGTAATATTATTTGTTGTCATAATCTAATCGCGTTATTAACAGTTATTGCCATATAACAGATAACTCCAAATCTGTTATATTTGGATTATCGTTTATAGCGATTTCAGAGCGCCATTTTTTGGTATATAAATTTTGACCTGCGTAAAAAAGATCTAATTCGATTAGATCCGATAATTCAGATAGTTCTTCTACGTTCAAAGAATGAAATTGGTCATTTGCATCTCTCCATTCCGGAATAGAACTAATCAGTTGTTTGTTATAAATAGTTAATGCTTTTTGAATATTCTCTAAATATGTTTTACCCGAGTCCCAAGCAGCTCCTTTGTAGTCAACCTTACCTCTGTAAGCACCTACCCTAGAATAAAAGATTTGACTATTCTTTATTAGCAAAAATTCTTTTTTTCGCCCTTGGTCAATTATCCAACCGGAATCTGTATATGTTTGATACTCCTCCAAGTTTCCAAATGAGTCTTTCAACGGTTCCAATTCCGTTTCAGTCGCTTCGTCTATTTGCTCTTCCCAACTTTGCAGAACCCTTTCCTCTCCGGTAGTTTTGTTATAAACCGTCTTCGGTTTGAAGTCTTGCGCGATTCCGTTTTTGATCTCTGCAATAAATGTCTCTCCAATGTTCGGATTGTAATGAAGCGAATATACAATTTCGTGCTGGTTAGTTTTAAAATTTGCCCAGGCTTTTTCTCCGATGAGTCGATTTGGATCCGTGTTGATCCAAATTACTTGTTTATTTGATTTTTCTAATATATAATTCATTATGCTACCCTCACTTTATATTTTACTGCTACGTATGCCGGGTTTGTTTCTGTCGCGGTTCTGGGCGTGCCATTAGAACCATAGGCCATTGCATAATCTGTTATCGCCCTATTGATTGTTCCAACAACTCCCGATCCTCCCGTCGGTCCAGGCGTATAGTTGTTGGGATACCCATTTTGTACGAAATGTGCATGCTCCTGGAATTGATCCTGTCCCGCATACCCAACAGCACCACCGTCATAATTCCCACCTGCTGCCTTGGCTCTTGTCCCGTGCACTCCTGCGCCTCTGGCAAAAATACCACGACGATCCGGAACGTTATACGTAGTGGACCCGTCTCCAAAACTATATTCCACATTTGTAATCATCTCCCCAGTCTGAGAAGACGTAAGATCTACGATCGATCCCGTGGAAGTTAAAGAAATCTGAAAGTCATTTGTGGTAGGGTTACGTATATAATAATTTGTTAATGCCGTAATCCCTCCGCCCGTAAAGGAAAACTTAACAAGTTGACCCTCAATACATCCGTGATTTGCACAACTGATTCGATCGCTTGCAGCAACAATTCCCGTAATAGATCTTTTGACTAAACTCCAAAGAGTCGAAAAGTTGGCTCTAGAGATAGATTGACCATTGACATGCAAAAAATTAGCAGAAGACAATTGATCAAAATTATCCTCTACCACACCCCCCAAGGGAATTAAGAGCGAGTTGACAAGATTTGATAAATTTGTAATACTACTTGCGTTTGCATCAACCCCCGATTTTAAAAAATTGTCATTATCCAAAAGTCTTTGGAATTCTGCTTGTAGCAATAGGCCGTCTCTTGGTGTTGTGCGGTCCCATGTGCGTGTAAGTGTATTATTAAAAGCCATTAATCTAACTCCTTAAAATGTTTAACGTAAATCGTGATTCCAAGACTGGCTCTTGAAACCTTGTCAAATACCTCGGCTAATATGCTTTGACTTAAATTGCCTATATCAATCTCAATCGCTGTAGGCCTAACGCCTGTCGGATCTAAAATATCGAGACCGTCAAAAGTCCCGCTACCGTCAAAAAAAATTCAATTGCAACCCTAACCGAAGGTTCAAAAACACCAACGCCGTCAAAAAAACCGGAGCCGTCAAGCGCATCCCATTCGGATTTATTAGAATAACACATTTCCCTAATATTCGGATCATCTGAATATTTACTTAAAATGTCTTTTAGGGCGGGAATGGTAACAATCTGATTAATCGCAGAATTTAAAATCTTACTACGGTATAAAGAATCAGAAACACCAAAACGCCTAACCCCAAACGCTAATCCAATCTTATCAAGCTGAACTCCTACTTGATTGTCTATATCATAACTTGGAATAATAGCCGCCTCGATCTCATTGGATGAGGATGCAACTAAGCTCCAAAATTTTACAACTCCCGAATCTGGATCTTTGTTGTAAATGCTACTCGGGAGTTTGGAAACTAAAAACGAATGATCCATTAGTGCATAACCACTTGTATATTGGCTGTAAAAACTTTGGCTACTTGTGTGGGCAAAACAGTCACCATATTAGCATTAGTCATCCCGGAGCTTGTGCCCAACTGAATTAAAAGGTTGTCGACTCCCACGACGTTACCAATTGCGGAATAGATCGGATAAGCGACAACGTTTTTGCCAGTGCCAAGACCTTTGTAGGCATAATTTACGCCTGCAATAGTATCCACCCCTCCGATTGTGCGAACAATCGCGGATTTGATAAACGTTATGCTATTATTATCAAATAAAGAATTCCTCCAAATCTCAATTTTCACAAAAATTTGTAAATCGCTCGGACGGTCAAAGTATATTATATTTCCGTCAACTGATTTCTGAATCGATCCCGCAAGCCTAATACCACCAGGTTTAAGATTGTAAATCAAATTCGCCACAAGGTCGTCTGTTCCACCATCGACGATAAAATGAAGCGAGTTTGCAGGAAGATCATCCACTTGAACGCCAAGTTTGTTTTCGCGGATAGAACAACTAACAACCGAAGATTCGTTTTCGATTTTTGCTTTAAGATACGGAAGGGCACCGGAATCTTTTTCGGTCGTAACTAACTCTAAATAACGCGCAAGAAGCTCTGGGTCCGTCTCTCGTTCTGATCCTCCTGAGCTACTTTGAGAGTTAGTAACATTATAATAATTTGTATTAGGATTAACGAATGTAGTTAAAGAATTCGGAACAACTCTTTGAGCTAAACCCGGAATCACAGCCTCGAACTGAACAGAAGCAGAACCGGACAAAATCGTCTTATCCTCGAGAGACTTAAACTGAACGCCTTTAGGGGTAGATACCAAAAGCCCTTTAGGGACTGTGGCATAATCTAAACCGTGGATAATTACGGTAACTTTTTCGGACTGCGCATCTTTGCGCTTAACCGCCCTTAGTCTAACAAGTCGATCCAGAGCGACGCCTGAGGTTGTATCTAAATAAGAGTCATTATAATTCGACTCCAGAGCTTGCCAAATCAAAGACTGAGACTCGGAAATTAATTCGATGAACATACCAAGGGGTGAATGTGGGGAAATATCCTCGTTTGATCCAAAAATATTTTGAGCGAGAAAAACCAAGTCAGACTTAATTACGTCTCTGTCCTTGATAACAAAACCGGATAAAGTAGCACCGTAAGTAGTCATAATGCCCCTGATATAATTCCATAAACGGTCTGGGCCGTGTATCTAATAAGCGCGGTCCTTAATTTGCTATTGTGTTGGATTGCTTTGGCTTCCGTGTCGATAAAAATTATTTCGACCGATTCGATTGAAATAATTTCCGGATCTTTTTTTAGCTCAGACCTAACCAAGATTTCCGCCTCCTTTTTGCTAGGGTTCTTTCGTATAACGCCTTCCCAAGGAAAACCGATCGATTGATTAAACTCCCATTCCCCGCGCCAAAGTTTGAATCGATTTATGATTCTTTGCCTTAAGCAATCAGGACCACTAATGCAAGTGGCCTTTAGATCTTTATCCTGTATTAAAAAAGTATTCATTAGTTAATTTTAATATTCTGAGACAGAATATTCGAAAGTCGTGCTCTTATGGCCTCAAAGACCGGCTTGTTAAGTGGAACACCGGAAGGAGCCCCGGGCCCCGAACATGAAACAGTTAGGGAAGTAATTGCGTCTAAAATATCTGATAAAATACTTTTAAGGCTATCGCCTAACACAGATTTTTCCGGTTTTGTCGAGCCTGATTTAAACTCTATACCAGATGACTGAATATTAATATAAGACGTCCCCGTTGCGTCACAGATAGTAAGACCGCTTTTTTGAACTGTTGGTGGAAGCTGAAACGGATGCGTTGGGATACCAAACGCAACCGAACAATTATCAAGACCGAAACGAGGAGACTCTAAGCTGTCAAGACTGTCCTGGGTTTTATCGATCATACCCCGAATCGAATTTTGAATTGGATATGGCGAAGGTGCTAAATAAACAATGTCACCCCTTTGATAATCAGGGATAACCATAAGACCGCCGGAATAAAAAACATTAACAGGTAAGTTTACGAGCAAGGGCAATTCCTCAAAATCGTTTTCAGTCGGGACCTTTAACAGAGGCTTAACGGACGCGGTTAGGGAAGATTTGTCAAAAGAATCAATCTTGCCATACAGACCAGTCCATACTTTACTAAGTTCTAAATTAAATTTTTCTTGTAGGATTTCTGGGCTAATCATATCAAACCGCCTTACATTCAAATTCCGTAAAATAGTCTACCACTCTAGAACCGCCCTTGTGGTGCCCCTTTAAAACTAAAAACTCAGAATTGATCTTAGAGTTAGTTGTATTATTATGAAAAGACAGATGTATTTTTTCGCCCTTGGTGATTAAAGGGTTTAGTAAGCATTTAACCTTCCAACCGTTTTTAGTTTTTTGAGGATTGCCAATTAGACCCGAAGTCCTATCTAACAAAACGATCTCCTTTGATTTGTGGCGTTTGGTCCAATTATCGTCCTCTATAATCAGCTTACCGAGCTGAAAGTATCTCCTCGCTTTAACTAGTTTGGACAGTCGATCAATTACATAACCAAGAGATTCGCCAGAAAACGTAATTTTGTCAATAAGGACGTCTTCGGAAAACCGAAGAGCGAAATATGATATTCCATATTTTGCAAATAGTTGCGTTAAGATAGACGAGACCAAAGTTTTTTGAAAAGTTTCCGTTACAGAAAATGAATATAGCTGATTAAGTAAATCTGAAATTTTAAATTCTAAGATCCGGTCAGGTCCCTGTGTATTGATCTTGTGTTGTAGTATGTCGCCCTTTGCGATTAAGGAAAGATCGTCTCCGTAACCTACGGAAAGCTCCGCCTTAGAATGAATTGTATCTGACTTTTTTTACCTGTTTTAGGGACACACATATCAACTGTAGAATTTAGAACATTATAAAGTGATATGGTAGTTATATTAGTCTTGTCAAATAAAACGTCAAATTCAATGGAAAATAAATTTGCCCCTTTAGGATCGTGCGAAAATATTTTCACCTTACCGTCGGGCGCCTCTATTTTAACTTCTATTAGTCTTAAAAACTGCATAAAATAATACCTAAAATAACATTATAATAAATGTATATATACATTTATGAATCTTCTCCGTCATCAAAAAAAGAAAAACATGATTACCAAATGAATCCTTGTTTACCTGTAGATCAGAATAACCCTCGCTTGATAGATCTTTTGGATCAAGAGGAACCAAGCTAAAATTAGAAAAACCTAGCATACAATCAACTCCATAGGAAAGTTTAGAAGTATGCAAAATGTCTAATCCATCTTTGGCATACAATGTAATAAAATCAAAACGAGAGTTGTATCTAAATTCAAATTCGAAATCTTTGTTTCCGAGTTGAAAAATTTTGGAAACAGGAAGCTCATCAAATCTTACTTGTAGGGACCGAATCATTAGGAAATCTCCTTAACGGAGCTTTTGACTTTTTTAGAGGATTTTTTGTCCGTTTTGTTGGTAGGTGTTTTGCCTTTTGATTTAACGCCCGTAGCACCCGCAACCGCTGTCTGCGCCTCGGTTACTATAATGCGTTTTAGTTCTAAAGATATTTCCAAAGACTTACCAAGTTCGATCTCCCGGCGTGTGCGTATATTACCAATTGCTAAATTTTCGATCACCTCATCATCTAAACCTAGATATAGCGGCTCGTCAATATCGTCATTAAATAGACCCGACATACCAAAAAATGAAATCATGTTATTGATCAAGCCGCCCGTACCGTAGCCTTCCACCTTTATAATACTTCCGACTCGTTGCCAATATATTAAAGTTTTAAGTTTTTCTGAAGTGCTTGTGATCGACGTGAGATCTACGTCGTCCGAAATAACACAAACTAAATTGATGGTAGGAGAAGACGGAATAACGTGATCTGAGATATTTGACGTGTCTGTATTGGTTGGATCTTTTTCGATTGGATGTTGCGTGATCACAACAGGGTAGTCTTGACTAAAAGCAGTTGTAACGTTTAGATTGATTGTAACCGTTTTGCCGTCCTGGACACCTGAGATACCAAGCGTTTCCCTGCCTGTAAAAAAACTAGTAATACTCATGTTGGTGCAAGTCCTAAGGATATACGGATTTCATTTTCATTTTCCTTTGTATTTTTTTTGACCTCATCCCAAAAACTAGACGCGACACTTGACGCGTTGTCGCCCGAAATAAGTATATTACCAAAGTTGAATTGGATTGGCGCACCCGAAGGAGTCGCCATAGAGTCACTTGAACTAATTGCGGCTTTGATTTCGCGGTTGGAGATAATTGTGCCCGGCCTGTCGAATGTAGCAAGCTCCGGACCAACTTCGCCCACCTCATACAATTTACCAGGCTCAACAGGGCCACCAAATTGTCGCGCTTCGATCTGCGGGATCTGTGGAAAAACTTTTTTCAGAAATGGGTTTGAAGCAAAAGAAGAGTTAATCTGAGTAATTAACTCATTGATCATGTCCACAAAAACAGATTTAAGTCCGTCAAAATTAAATAAGGAATTTAGCCCTGTGTTGATAGAATCTAGGATTGATACAAAAATATCCTTAGCCGAATTTTTGAGAGCAACCAATTGATCGATCAAAGGCTTAAGAAAGGGAATGGAACCAATCTTTTTGAAAATCCAATCAAAAGCAAACGCAATCTCGTCCTTAAAGAGGTAGAGCGCCGAAAGAGGAAATAGGTATACGATTAGAAGTTTAGCAGCAAGCGCCGCGGCATCCAACAAAAAGTCTAAAGTCTTGTCCCAAGCGGATTTGATCCAAGTTGTAATATTATCCCATTGAGAATGTATCACCGTAGCTAACACGGCGAGACCCATAACTAAGGTAGCTGGTAAAAAAGCAATTGCGGCCACAACGCTAGCAACAACCAACAAAACTTTTTTAATTGCCTGGCCGGTATCAGACTCTACAAACGCCTTGAACGAATCCCAAACAGCGCCTAACGTAGTTTTGAAATCCTGAAAGCTTTTACTTAAATCCGATAACTGAGAATCGGTAAGACCAAACCATTTAAGCAAGTCACCAAAATAAGTCTCACTACCCTCGGGACCGTATTCGAAAAATAAATAAATATCCTCAAGCGCCAAGTAGATCGTTGCCAACGAAGCGGCAACGATAACCGCAATAGCGATCAACTCGCCAAATGCGGCCATTTTGGCAATCGCAATAGCGTCTAATGCGGCTACCCAAGCGTAGCTCGCCGACACTAGTCCAACGCCTATCGTAAGAGCGAGTGCAACAAGAGCAAATTTTAGGCGAGCGGCTCCCTGTTCGCCGTCCGTAAAAAATAATAATATAGGTTTTAAAATCGAAGCAATAAACACACCCGCGATTGCTATAGTTTGCTTGATTCCATCTTGAAAGTTAGACATGAGTCCACCCCACGTCCTGGACAAAGAATCCATACCACCTTGAACGCCTTTGAGTTTACCCAACTCTAATAAAGCGTTTTTAATAGACTCCGGTGTTTTATCCACAGACTTTTTAAAGTCTTTGAATTGGATCATCACTTTGCCGCCAGCGGACGACATGCGAATGCCAAACTCTTTCATCCGCTCGAATTCTCCGGTCGTGGCGTCCAACACCGCTTCCGTAAATTGATCAAATGATTTGCCTTGTGAGGCGGCAATGTCCCCAAACCGAGTCATAAGCTCCATGGTTGGAATAATTCCTCGGTTTGCAAATTTGATATAAGAACCAGTAACTTCCGCCATCTCAAAAGGAGTAGTTTTAGCAAAATCTTGCACATCTTGCATAGCAGATTTTGCTAATTTAGAAGATCCTAATGTAGTAGTTAAAACAGTTTCGTATTTTTCGAGCTGGCCCGCCTGTTCGAGAGCGGAGCCAAAAAAACCCGTAATTGAAGCCGCAAGACCTGTAGCTGCAAGACCCTTGATCAGCGTAACCCAGCCCACAGTTTTAATTTTAGATTGCTCGATATGTCCGGATATAGATTGAATCTCTCTATCTAATAGACCCGCTGCTTTTGCCGTATCCTTAAAATCATCCGCAAGCTTAAAGTCTTCTCTTGTTTTAGAGATCAGTTTATTTAATTGTGTTTCTGAAATTTTTAAGGACTTAGACATAGCTTGGATCTGTTCGAGTGTTGGGGTAATCGCTTCGGGGGGAATGGGGTTTGCAGGAGGATTTGCTTTTAGTGTTTTTAAATGCTCAACGATTTTTACGATCTCTTGATCTGTCAAACCAGCAGACCGCGCGGTTTGCTCAAACTCGTCTGCAAGTTTAAAGTCGGATCTAGTCTTAGAGATCAGTTGAGTAAGGTCATCATCTGCTACACCTAAATATTTTGACATGCTTTGAATTTGCTCGCTTGTCGCCGAAATATTATCTGGTATCTGAGTAAATGACCCAAAACTATGAGTAAGCCCCGTGGCCTCTTTAGCGAGAAGGCCCATGGACTCACTCGTATATCTAACTTGTGGAATAATCGACCCGAATTTATGAGCAAGGCCATCTGTGACTTGGTCCAAATAAGAAATATGAGAGCCGACCTCGCCGACTCCATCAGCAGTAATTTTAAAACTTAGTCTTTTAATTACCTGGTCACTCATTCCGTTGTCCTGATTATGGCCACCTTATACACTCGATTATCATACTCAATTTTACGACGAATGACTTCTTCGATCTCTAAAAGTTCCATCGGGTGCGCTTCTTGGAGCGTCTTTTCGCTAAATTGCGCCAACCCGTGTATAAAAGGATTATAATATAATAATCTTATATCAACCCTGCGGCTCGCCTCCGCCTGAAGGTCCTCTTTTGTTGGAGTCTTCTGTAAGCTCGAAAACTTCGGCAAATAATTCCCCGTCAAGAAATCGAGCGATAACCCTTTGCCAGACCGGGAACAAAGCCGGATGAATTTTATCAACATCAATTTTTTTGCATGTATTAGCTCCGAACTGCTCTATAAGATCCTTTTCTAGTTCGGTGTGCTCTTCCGAAAGAGGGAAAGCGCAGGTTTTAAAAAACTCTCTTGTTCTTAATGAAAGTTTTATTTTTGTTTCGTCCCCTTTTTGTTCGATCATCCTCTCTGACATTTTTTCTACGTAGCTATTCCCCGGATATTGCAAACGGTAAAGCTCGTTGGGAATAGGCGTGCCATCCTTAAAAAACTGGATATACAACACATCGTTACCCGCCGCACCCACAATTTCGACTTCGATTTTTTTGCCCATTTTTTTACCTCTATAAAACTGAATTCAAATAAACATCACTATAATCTAAAAGTAAGATCTTCCAAGGAAGATTCGAAAATCCTGATTTACCTATATCTAAATTAGGCTTTTCTAATATTCTGCAATTACTCGACATACCTTTATACTTTGGAGAAGAGTCGTTTTGAATCAAAAGGCCAAAACGTGTTCCAATTTTTTTTAAAATCTCAAGGGTTGAGATAGCGGGCGCATTTGGTAGATACTGCAAATCTAAGATATTTAGGTCGTTTACGCCATCAATCACCAAAACCTCGCCACCTATCCCTATCTTATACTTTATAAGCTTAGGATCTTCTTTAGTAACCTTAAGAAAAGAGCTACCCTCTAAGATTAGTCCGGCCGTAACGTCCACCGGAACCGGCGTGAGAAGAGTAACACTCAAATTTTTAAAGTCGAAAAGTTTTTTTACCTTCATATATATTATAATATACTAATTATAAGAAAGTCAATGTTGAGTCTGTCGAGCGCATCTTGTAGTCGTAATCTGCAAACCCAGATTTACCACTTACGGACGTTTTGGGCTCCTCCATAATAACACAACCATTACCCACAAACTTAAGAGCAGGTTCGGAATCGTTTGAAAAATGGAATTCAAAAGTCTCTTTGGATTCCCGCAAGTTATGGAAAAAGGGGACGTATGGAGACGAAGGCAAGTATTTAAGAGTTATAATTCGGTTATAGCCTTGACCCTCGTTTGTGTTTACGGTATAACTCTCACCACGCAAACCCTTACGAGTTGTAGTTTCGTCCTTAGTTTCCGGCTCGACCGAAAAAAATCAGCGTCAAGAGAGAGCCCGGCCGAAACGTCTGTCGGAACCCCGCCTTTAATCACGACTGCTGTGATTTTAGATAAATCAAATTGACGATTTGGCATCTTTATACCCCCATGGTTCCGGAAATTTCGATTTTATTAATTCCGCCTGAAACAGTTGCCGAAAACGTAATATTCGAAACCTTGCGATTAGCTCGGTCGTTTGCCGAAATGTCGGAAATCCTTTCGGGCATTTTTAATTTGTACTGATAATCATTTAAGTCAGAGCGTGCACGACCGTCATCGTCCTCGACCGAGGCAATAATTCCACGACGTCCACAATCTCTAAAGACCTCACGCAGTGAAGCTTCGATCAACTTAAGTCCCGTGACAGTCATCGGTAGTTTATCGCTATTGATTTTAAGCGAATGATATGCCTCTTGCAACCTTGCCTTGAGATAATCCCGTCCGTTTATGTTATCAATGTACTGACCTGACATTGTCGTGCCCGGCCAATACACATTCACCCCGCCCATTTCACGGATCAAATTGCCGTGTTTTGATAAAATTTGAGATTGTTCAGACATGGAAACATCTGAATTTTTTTGCCCATTTAATTGTTTAGAATCCCAGGTAACCGAGCCTATCGGCATACCTCCAAAACGTCCAAAAGCGGCGGCTTCCGGGTAATCTTCCGCGTGATTTGAAATGAGGACCTTGGATCTCTCGTGACCCATCAGTTCGTCCAGTGTACTTTGATCCGAGGTGCTACAAATATAACATTTTTCTAATGAGTTTAAATAAACCGAAGTCGCTTTGATTTCCGCCTTACTGCGTGTTGTCGTAAGCAGCCAATACCAGTCATCAAAACCGTCATTACGTAAGTCCGCAAGCTCCGACGCAATTGTCGCAAACGAGTTGATTTTTAAAATCGCAATCTTATCCACTCTAGGGGTTTGCGAAAAGATTGCGGCGGCCATTTTGTATTCGGGGGAATTCGGAGTATATCCAATAGCGGAGTCAAGTAAATTGTCCGGATCTTGTATCTCTATGTATGAGTCAGTAGGATCTACTAAATGGAGTGCGTCAAACGCAGTCGCCACTCCGTCGCCCGGACTGTGTAACAAAGACAAGTTTACAATTTTATTTTGTCCGCCCACTTCGGAAACCGCTTCCGCTGCTGTCTTGATTTGAGCAGCAGAAGACAAAACATTACCTTGTGAGTCGGTTGCTAATGCGACAGAGATAATATAAGGGCTGTTAGCTGATCCCATTCCCGTGCGAGTAACTGTAAGTGCAGTATTATGACCTACCGCCAAATATTGCACTTGTATATGCACATCACCTAATAAAACAGAGCGCCACTTAATGCCAGAAGCCCCTGACAAAACGTCTAATTCGTAGTTTGCTTGTCTTGGAGTATCTCCGGCGACAAGGGCCAAACCGAAGCCTTTTTGAGACAAAGGTAAAGTCTTAAGAGATATATTTATGTCTATATTAGATATTTGACTCATTCTGATCACTCCAATCAATAGCGTTATACGTCACATCAAGATCTACCGCGTCTACAATGACCGCAAATTCTCTCTGGCCGCGGACTCTAAAATCAAAACCAATTTGATATTCATAAACCGCGTCTAAATATACTGTCCGGTCTTGAATGCTACTAAAATCATCCGCAACAATACCAATCGACTCGGTTACGGGTTTACCGATTAGCTCAAGCCATTCCCTAGCGCTTGCAGAAAGGTTGTATAATGCCTGCAAGGGATCAGTCAAATTCGCATTATAAAAAGATAATGATATTTTGGCGGATTCTGGAATTACGTATAAAGTTGATACTTTGGTATCGTCCGCAATAGGTTGCGGATAACGTAAGTTTATAAGATCTTTATTACGCACAAGCACCCCGTATCCTCCAAAAGGATAAGGGGGACGAGGACCGTCTTGATTTTTGCGAATCATCTGAATTCCAAGGTAATCAGATAACGCAGACATTAGGTCGTCTATAACAGTCGGACTTGTGTTTGTCATTATTCCAAGTCCTCCGGAAAGTCTGTAATAATTACGGGATAAAGACCGTTATAATCAGGCTGGTCGCAAGCATATAACGTATCTCTAAACTCTTTCCACGCGGCTGATTTTTTGTCCCCCATAGTATTGATACAACCCGCACTATATCCATCGATCTTGTTTTGGTTACCAGATCCCGGATGGATAAAGATTTCGAAAAATCCTTCCTCTTCAAAACCGTCGTCATTTTCGTTATTTCGGTTCCGGTCTCTCCAAATCTTGACGGGCTTTGCCTGTGCAAACGCGGGCTCATCTTTATGTAAGGCTCTCCCAAACCAGTATAGCCCGTTTAACAAATGGGCGCATCCGTTAGGATTCATTGGCGCTAAGGTGTATTTGCGACCTGGGTCAACCGTACCTTTGAATACTTTAAACTCGTCACTTTTCAAAAGAAAAAGCAAGTCATCATATACATTAAAAGTATTTAATGTTTTAATAAAATAATACTCTCCATTTCTGACTTTTATACTACACCCACGAACGCCGATAATAGTCCATGAATCATCGTTGATACGGTGGCCTAACGCGCCAGCGGCGATTTTTGTCACAAGGATAGACTGAAATTCGTCAACTGTAATCATATTAAGATCCTATAAACGGGATTCTTAATTTGCCTGTAACTACTAAGTATATTACCAAAATAAGAACTAAAAAAACGATCGTAATTCCAGCAAGCCACTCAACTCCAAGTTTAAAACCTGTCCCCTGAGCATAACTTGCAACCTTGTCAGAACATTCCCGCAAAGACTCTTCAAGCTCCGCAATTTTTTTATCTCTAGATTTTACTGCTTCGTCAAATTCGAGCAGCCCACTTTTACATTCCCTCAGATCGGCAATCGCTCGATTTACGGCCCCAGGCTCGTTATTTTTAAGGGCTTTTGCGGTTTCAGAAAAACCTTCCACCTGAGATCTGACCGCACTTGGAGGAGACAACTGTGGGGTTACGCAAAAAAGAATCGCATAACAAAAAACGAATATGAATATAAGTGCGTTTCGTTTCATTATTTTTTCCTTATTTTTCTTCCCTCGAATTCCTTAGCACTGAATTTGATTTCCGAATTTTCGTTTACACGTTTGCCAAGATACAAACAACCTTGACCGGCTGCAAAATAGGCAAGGATCTCCACAAGTGTTAGTTTTTGTTCAGACAAGTTGTCTATAATAAAAATATAATATATACATGCGGACAAGAATACAAAAAACACAATCCAGGTGCGTAGGGTCGTGTCTGAAAACTGTTTTGTCTTGTCATCTTGCCAAAGGAATTTCATTAGGCGCCTCTACGTTTTTTAGATTTAGGCATCACTTTATTTTCGTGTTTTGATTCGATCAAACACGCAGCGGCGGAATCCGTAGGTAGATCAGATTCGATTTTTTTAAAGTTGGTCGCAATTCGAACGTGCTCTTTGTTACTTTTGCCAAAGAGCAGGGTCAGCCGTATGCCGTTGTTTGTGCCAATACGATTAAAGATTTCGTGCAACGCGGACAGTGCCTTGGAATTAAATGTCTCAACTCCTGTCAGATCTAACGTAAGGTTTTGATCCGCAAACGGAATCATTCTTACTCTATCTTCCAAGAGTTTTAAAAAATCTGGAAACTTGTGAAAATCGCTTACTCTCAAACGATCCGCAAAACGGAATGTAATTTTTTGAGACTCTATAAAAACCTTAGAGGGGTGCTCTAAGATCCCGGTATGATTTTCAAGCGTCTCTTGGTTTGATTCTACGTATTGCTGGATTTCTTCTAGCCTTTGTCTCCAGCTTTCGATTGCGCTTTTTTGGGTTTCGATTTCCTCCAAAAGTTTTTCAATTTTTGCATTAGAATTGTTGAATATATTAGAAAAGAGCCACCTAAAAATAGATCTTATGTCCTTACTGTATTTGTAAACCAAAGAGAGTAACAACAGTAAAGACAATAAAATTATTTTGTAGTCTGGTATATTCAGTAATTCTAAAATCATATTTTAAACCAAGGAACTAAAAAGAGAGCCGCTTAGGCGGCCCTTAGAACATTCCGAGTAACTAAATTGATTTTGACCGAATTTTACGAATTCACCAAGGTCATAGTTTCCGATTTTTGGTTATACGGGGGATTTTTTACGAATCACTTTTTCGGTAAGATTTTGGATGAGTTGCAATTTTTCTTCTGATGCTTTTGATTTGCCCGCAATTGCGTTTGCGACATCATCTGTTGTAAGTCTTACTCCTATCTGCTTTGCTTCTTGCGTAATATCCGATATTCGGATTTTTGCTTTGTCTACCCTAAAGCCTAGATCCACTAGCGCCGCACGCTTAATAAGGTCTTTAGTCGCAACTCCCTCAAATCCTGACAGCTCGTCTAAACAACTTTTAAAGTATTCTACTCCCAAAGGACTCGGGTGCACAGTCTCGCAAAACAGCCGTTTGGCGACCTCTCCGGCCTTACCCGGTTCGAATGATATTTCGAAACGACGGGCCGCAAAATCAAGCACCTCGTCTTTTGTTAGTAACTCTAATTCGATATATCCACAGCGATAACCGACTTCGCGGCCGGACAAGACGTTGTCCATAGTGGCGGACTCGTTACCAAACATAAGAACAGAAAAGAGCGGCTCTGAGTGTATTTCTCTTAGTTTTTTAAGTTCACGGAAGGTAGAGTCGCTTACGTCCTGGGCGGAATCGATTACAAGCACAATCCTTGCGGGGATCTTTTTCGCATCCCCGTCTTTTTTCTTTTTTTAGCTTCTTGCTTTTGTTTCTGGCTCAGTCGCAAAAGCAAATTACGTAGACGCTCCTCTCGCAATTCCACGTCTCCGGGCACTGGTGAGTCTGGCGATAGACTACGGATCATACGAGTCATGAGAGCCGGGACGCGCGAACGGCCTTGATTGCGCCAAGACGTTACGTTTAATACGAGATAGTTATTCTCTTCCGCGTAATCACTTGATACATAACGTCGTAACGTAGTTTTACCCGTCCCGACATCTCCTGTAACGAGTAGCCAACCGTTATTATTGATTACTTTGTCTATTTTGCGTAATGCTTTTTTAAGCAGATCTGTTCTTAAGAAAATCATACTTCCCCCCTCATAACATCCGCGAACTTGCATAAATCAGAATATACTAATTTACCATTCGACTCTAGTATACGGTTAAGACTACTTGCTATAGCGGGTAGTAAATCTTCGTCAATTTCGCCCGCCATCTCCTCGAGGGCACATATTGCATCCCCAGCAGATGCGTATTCCACCGGAAAACTCGGATCAGGTACAAAATGCGGACGGGTTTTGCCGATCCATTCGGGGATATCTATCTTAGGCGGCAAAGTAGACTCATAACTAAATGTTGTGTCTTTTGCGATTTTGCGTATTTCCTTTCTTAGAGTTTCTTCTGGCGTTTCGCTCCAATCGTAGTCATGGTCATTGTGGAATGTCCCCATCTTGCGGCGTTGTTTACCTCGCCTGTCACAGTCATACATACGACCCGTACGGGGATTAAGAGCCTTTACGCTACCCATAATATCACGGTATATATTTAACTCCGTTCCACGCGCGATGTCTCGCCCTACAAAGTAATATTCTGTTTTAGATTTTGTGGTCCATTTGATCGATATACAACCATACGCATCCACCTTACGGCGATTAAATGCAAAACGTGCGTTACGTATGTCGTCTGCATTTACGCTCCGAAGTGGTTTTTTGTTAGTGCTTTCGCAAAATTTTGCATACGCCCCGCTAACCGTATTATGGTATATTTGCCACTGCTTGTAATGTTCGTTCAGGGACTCAAGATCTAGATAATTATCCTCAAGACCTTTAAGTAGCGCTTCGTGACTACGCTTTGCCGCACTAATTCGGCCCTCTACAAGACCTTTAGCGCTGGGCATATTTGCCATGTGCGTCACAATATTTATTCCAAGTCGATCAAAATAGGTCTTTGACTCGTTAGATTTAAGCCCAGATCCCTGATCTCCGTAACCGTTAAAACATGCGCCCTGTATAGGTATATCAGGTTTAGCTAATAGTAACTCAGCCCAAAAATCTAACCAAATTGCGGCGGATTCGCCACCACCCTCAGGCGCATACGCACGGCAAAACCATGCGCCTGAATATAAATCTACGGCAAAGATTAGTATGATTTTACGCAGACCCTCCCTGTGTAAAATTTCCGATAAGTGTTTGTCTTTTTGGGATAGGTCTTTACGGTACTTAAATTTGTTGTCGAGTCTTAGGTAGTGTTGATCTAATGGGGTCGCATCCACAACATACCACTCTCCTGCAAAGTCTGCGTACAACTGGACTGCGGTGTGGGCCTTACGAAAGTCCCGCATCCGTAGTCCATATTTACCAAGATCCCTGTCAATTGTAGACCTGTGGGGCAGCTCATCCGCTTTTAAAAATCCCTCTTCGACACAAATCCTCATGGCTGCTTCGGTGGATGCGTTTTTGATTTTGGAATTTGTTTCTGTTGCGATCTTTAGAGTTGCGATTTTACGGACAAGTTTGTAGCGCTCTTCGCGCCTTGATGTCAATACGGCCCCTCCGCGAACCTTAGGTTTTGTCGCATTAAATACCGACTCCCCGGCAAGGAGTCGGTTAAAATATTTGTAAACCGTAGACACGGAATCGATCCCAAAGAGTTTACAGACCTCGCGGACTATTTCCCCCCGCTCAAGCTTTGTCCCCTTGCCTTGCAGATCTCTCCAGTCTCTATAATATTTTGCTAATGTAACTGGATCGACAATCGAATCTAATCTTGTATTCATTTGGTTTTAACCTTCTCGGAATACAAGATTCCACCAAATGCCTCGCGTAATGATGCGACTCCCGTTTCGATAGCTTGGATTTTTTCCGTGATGTGTGTACGTATATTTGCGTTTTTTGCAAATTTTGCCATATCTACGGACTCCATTTCCTGCATTTCGGACAAAATCCTCTGAGTCGCTAAATCAAAATGCCCTTTAACTTGCCGTTCTGTTCCAAGCGCTTGCGCTAGGTTTTTTTGTCCGTATGAACGACTGCGTTTATCTGTGATTCCAATTCCTGTATTTCGTCTTTTAGCTCCAAAATCATTTGTTCCTTTCGCTCCAAAAGCACGTCACTCCCTCTTTTGGCTTGTTTTGCGTTTTTGATTTTTTCAGCAAGTTCCCTTTCTTTTTCTATGTACTTAGCCGATATTTCGGCCTCGATTATGCCTAATTCGATTCTTTCGCCGTTTCGAATCGCATACGACTCTCCTATGGTTACATCAGCATAATCAGGATCGTTTGAAAATTGTAATATTTGTTTGATGTTACCGCGGAATACCTTTAGAGCAGACTCAGAGTTAAACCGATTGCCTATCGTTAAATACGTAATTGCCTGAGATAGCGGTATTATGTTTTTAAGTTCCACAGCAACAAACTCTCTAAAATCGCTATATCCTATATGTTCGTGCAACTTGTGTTCATGGATTTCTTTGAGTGCAAAAATGGACCTGGCTATGTTTTGTTGTATTTCTGAGACTAACATTCTGCATCGCAGGGCGGCGGCATCAGGTTGTAATAAAATCGGGCCGGCTTGACTTGCAGCTACAGGTAGAGTATCCTCATCAGTTAGGTCTAAATCGGTTTGGTCGGAATGTTTTTCCTCATATTATAATCCTCTTATGTTGTTATATTAGGCAAATCTTAAGGACTGCGCAAAACTGCTCTTGTTTATATGTTTTTTGGGAGTTAGGATTTTATACACTTGTTGACGGCTAATGCCAAAAATCTTACTAATCTCGGGCGCCGGAACGTGTGCGTCATACAAGCGACGAATCTCTGCGTTGCGATTTGTCATGTCGCCTGATTGACGAGTTGGTTTGTCGCCACTGTCGTCTTTGTCGTCCGTGCGACTATAGCCGTGCGACACTACAATTGTCTTATCATCTTTTTGTAAACTGTCGCGCTCTGTCGCCTTGTCACTATTGTCAACTGGCACCCTGTTGTCAGGGTAATGCTCTTCATGCACTACCGTCCTCATCCGGTGCGTTGGGCTTGTCTCAACGTGGTAAATGTTATTATTCATGATCTCGGTCATATCAGCAATCTTATGCGATACGAGGTAATTAAGCACCGGAACACAAACCGCTAACACAAGCGCACCTAAAAGCAGGTGCCAAAAATACAAAGATAGTTCCTTGCTTGAGGTGATCTCTGCATTTTGTAACAGTATTAATTCATTTTGTTTTTTAATCCGCTCTGTCTCTAATCTATACGTCTCTACGTATGTTTCGCGGCCGCCATTCCAAAACGCCTTTGGGTTATATGTTGGATACCCTAACAGCTCCTTGATTGGGCGCGCCTTGTCCTCTTGTATATACTCGTTTTTAAGTGGTTGGACAAAACTCGCAAGTGACAGCAACACACACAAGGCGGTAGCCCAACGGCTCGCATTGCGATAGCCGTATAACGCGAGGTAAAAGACGATTCCGACGGTTATTCCCGCGCTCGCTATTCCGGCTAACGCGTTGCCGGATAACATGCGGTAAAATTCAAATAGCCTCGACCCCTCCGCAACCGACAGTAAACAAAGTACGATACTATGAGGTATCCACTGTAATATTTTTTTCATTTTCTTTCTCCTTATATTAAAATATAACGTTATCGGTAAATACTACCTATACAATTGGTCCCAACATTTCCGCCTTGCGCCTACGGAGTTCCTCAACACTAATCCCCATTTTGCGAGCACGCACCCAATCGCCAAAATTCCTGATCTCTGTTTGTGTGTATGTTTTGCCTTGGGCTTTAAGCTCTAACCAATCGCGTGTTAGCTGTTGGAATTCAGAGACGGTTATTCCCCATTCGGTAATTATAATCTGCTCAATGCGTTTTGATTTTTTTCGCCCGTGAAGGACGCGCGAAAAAAATTCGCGAGAGATTTTATATTTCGCGGCAAGTGCGTAAGTTGAGTTATATCCTCGGACTACTATGGCGGACAGCAGTGGGCAAAAGTTGCGCGCCCCTGTGCGAATTGGTTTCTTATCTTCTATGAACGAAGAACTCGGAAGTTCTTGCGTTCTCGACAGTGATTTGTAGTTTGTTCCAAGAGGTTCACTAGTTTTTAAAACTAGTGAACCTCTTGGAACATTATATTCGTAAATCATGTTCGTAAAATACTAATTCTTACTAAAGAGTCAATCAGTATTTTACGAACTATATAAACTATATGCGCAAAAAGTTAGAAAAGCTATTAGAAGCTCTATCTATGAGCAAATCCGAATTTGCGGATGAATACGGAATTCATAGGTCCACTATGTCCGAGATGTTTAGCGGACGCATAAAGAGATTGCCCGAGGAAGTAATAGAAAGATTGATTAGAGAAAAAGGATTAAATGCAAATTGGTGGCATACTGATATAGGTCCCATCCTTAAGCCCTTCGAACAACAGTCATCGGACGCCTTGAAGTCGCTTGCGATAATAGGAAAAATTAATCGTCGCCCAAAGCTGAAAAAGATTGTGGATTTGATTCTAGACCTCCAAGAGGATCATTATGATCAAGTTGAGACGATTTTGAAAACTTTTCGTAAATAAGCAAAATTACCTCTTTCGCTAAATTCCGAATCGATACCCTGGCCTCTGCTTCCGTTTCCGGGAGATTTAAGATTGTTGCATAAAACTTATCTTCTACTATTCTAACTAATTCCATTCTTGCTCACCGAATCTACTATATATTTGTTTAGCATACTACTTCAAAGCGGCCAAAAAAAAGATTAATTTTTTGTCGGGATCGCTTATTTTTTAGGCTTGTGTGTCCGAAAAGGTGATAGTATACCGATAAACAGAAAAATAGTAATTCGAATGTAATTTACAATCCAAAAAATGCACAATCGTGACAAAAATCTACAAATTCAACGGCTAAAAATCGTCATGTCTGAGACAGGGCTAAACGTGCCAGGACTGGCTAAGATAACCGGCGTCGTCCCTGGAACGGTTTATAATTACATTAACCCATTTTCAGACCGTCAAATCGGGTTTGATTTTGCGTATGGGCTACTTAAGACGCTAGGATATAATCCGTTTTGGCTGGTATTCGGCGAGGGCGAACCTAGATTCCCGCAAGAGGTAATGCAACAGGTGACCGAAAATACGGGCACAGATTACGATCATTTTGAGGCTGTGGACAGGGATCGTTTTTTTCGCAAACGAATCGAAAAAGCTAAAATCGAAGATATAATTGAAATATTACTAGAGATGAAACGTTCCGAAGTCAAAATATTTCGCGCTATTCTTTTGAAGATGTATCCACAAACAAAGAAAACGCCCGAAGAACATAACGTTCCACCAGAATAGACATAGGCTCTTTTTTGCCCTCTAAGTCTTTATAAAAATCTTTGAATATAGCCCGAAGGTCATCTTTTATTCTTTCGTCGTCCATAAAAAAACAGACGAAATCATTTAACAAAATCTTAATATTAACGTGAGTTCGGCCTAAGGAGAGATTAAAAGTTGTAAATTGTCTTTAGATCTCAAATTCAAAGAAGGTTTTTTTGGGAAAAAAGAATATGCAACTAAACCGCTTAAAAGATTAACGGCCCAATTGCAAAAACTCCGATGTCTAGTATGTTGAATCTGACAGATATTTTTAAGTTCATCATTAACGGATTCAATGATAGCTCTTTTTCTTAGAAGAATTTTATCAACCAAGGGCATTAATTTATTCTTCATATTCTTTTTAATTTTGTAATGAGTTGAATCCCCTTTTCATAAAGACTTTCAAAAAGAGATTGGCTAATGTACCCTCTATCTCCGAAAAGTTTATCGTAAATATTTTTAACAAGTGGAAATCACTTTGGAGTTTCTATCATCCACATTTCCAGGAGTAACCATAAATGATAATATTTCACCTCGATCATTTATGATTAAATGCAATTTAAAGCCGTAAAACCAGCCTGTGCTTGATTTCCCTCGTTGTGCGGTATCTTTAAATACTTTATGAGAATGGATTCTTCTGTTGTCGCATACTTTGAGAATTGTAGAATCAATGAACGAAATTCCGGAACATTTTCCCATACGAGTGTTGGATAGAAACGAAGCTATGACGCATAACGCGTTAGGCATCAGTTCAACAAAACGATTGTAACTTACTGCTTTTGGAAATTCGGATTTCAGATTCTTTTTATTCTATCAAATAATAATTTTAAATTCTCTATAATGAGAAAGATGGAAATAAACTACGATTGTTGCTACCTCGCTCAGGCTTAGCTGAAATTTCGGTTCTCTTGCGAACTACTGGACTCAATATTTTCACGTTCCAGTTTATTTTTGTTGTGTACAATAATCGTCTATTGCGCAAAATATCTCTGTCAGATCCATAGTGAACTCCTTTTTGCTGAAAGTTTGGTTCAATATGCGATCTGGCGCTTCTGAGTACAAGATCTTTCTCTTTTTTCCACCTTACGCCGAACTCACGTTAATATTATGTGTCGGATTAAATTTTTGCGATAAATAAACGCTGACACGTTAAGCAAATATAACACAAATTTACAATCTACCATCTCAAAAAATCGGAAATTACGGCCTTTTGGTAGTGTTATAAATAGATTATTGTCTATCCTCAAATGGAGGATCAAAAAAAACGCAAACCCTACAAAGCCAAACCTTATGAGTTGGGCTTAGTCGCCTACCTATCAGGCGACGTAAATAACGCCGACCAGCTCGCAAACTACCTCATGACAAAAGGAATGAAAATATCTCCTCGCACGGCGATAGCATGGATGCGCATCGAGGACCAAAACGGACACGATTGGGAAACCAGAAGAGCGCTCCTTTGGGACAAACTCAAAAAAACAGAAGAGGACATAGCGACTCTCAACTTAGCCAAATTGCGGAAAGAATGCTCGGATGTGTTAGATGACATACTCGAGGACTTAAAAAGCAATTCAGTTACATTCAAAACTAAAGAAGGAGCCGTAAATTCCCTTAGTGTCATAATTAACATCATGCACAAACTGGGATCAGGGGCAAAGTGGGCCAATCCTATTTATGTAATACAAGAATATACTAATATACTAAAATCCATACCGGAAGTAAATCGAATAATCACCCGTAACCAAGCCAAAATAGACAGACGCATAGACGCGATGTTTACAGACAGCGAGGCTATAGATGTCACGCCAGACAACCAAACCTCCTGAATATACAAGAGGGGATATTCTTGGGGCGATCCGCGAAAGTCAGGCCATGGCTTTCGCCGACGCGGACAAAAATTCGAAAACATTCAAAAAATTGAATGGAAGAGATGACCTATTTTGTTACGCCAAATACGTAGATCCAACTTTTGAAGACCCAGCGCACATCCGAAAGATAGGCGACGCGTTAATGAAAGTCGAACGGGGCGAAATCAGGCGCCTAATGATCTTTGCTCCCCCTAGGCATGGTAAGACATTACTTGCCAGTAAAATATTTCCGTCTTGGTTTGTTGGACGAAATCCGAAAAAAGAAACCATTACGGCGGCGTACGGCGCAGAGCTTGCCGAAGAATTTACTAGTTGCCAAAGAGATATATGCGAGTCCGCCGAATTTAGAGATATTTTTCCGAAGGTTCAGGTTCGCCCCGATAGCCGAGCACGGAATCGATGGAAAACAACAGACGGAGGGGTAACCGTTGGTGCCGGAGTTGACGGACCCATCAACGGAAAAGGCGCGCATTTATTTAGTATAGATGATCCATTCAAGAATCTCGAAGAAGCGTTAAGCTTAACGATCCAAGAAAAAGCCTGGAACTGGTATAGAGGTGTAGCAAGAACCCGGGTCTACACAAATGCCGCTATCGTAATGACTACGACCAGATGGGCTAAAAATGACTTAGCTGGTAAACTATTAGAGCAAGACGGACGCATTGAGGACGGAGGGCTTTGGACTGTTCTTAAGCTTCCCGCAATCGACGAAAACGGTAACGCTCTTTGGCCAGAACGATTTCCCATAAGCGAGCTGAACGAAATCAGAAAAACGATAGGAGAAGGACTATTTAGCGCACTCTATCAACAAGAGCCAATCGACATTCAGGAAAAACTTTTTGAAAATCCGAACTTTTTAGAGCCTCCACCTGATTTAAGATATTATGGACTTCTTGACCCTGCGTTTACTTGCGGCCCCACTTCCGACTTCTCCTCTTTGAGTATATTAGGAATTAATAATAGGATTATAAACAGAGACGAGGCGCCTCTGTATGTAACGTTTGGAGAAATTTGGAGAAAGCCTATTGATATTGTATATGATTTAGTAGAGGATGCTTGTATAAAAAATAACGTATCCCTACTATACGTAGAATGTAATAGCGGTGGGATTTTTGTTTACGAAGCCCTGAGAAAAAGAAAAAAATCAAAGTAGAAAAATATTATACACATGAATACAAACCGCTAAAAATCACTAGCTGGCTTCGCTTTAACTGGCAAAGACTTTTTTTTCTCGATTCGTTTCTCCGGAATTTTTAAATCAAATATTAGAATATGGTGATTATGCAAAATACGACGACGCACCCGATGGTCTCTCTACCTTAATTAAAAAAGTGGCAAATAAGGGAGTATCCCTTTTAAAACGATACGACTGGCTTTAAGGATTTTTTAAATGAGCACTGACAAAAAAGAATTATCAATTCGATTGGACGAACTTTACTCCGAAATTACAGGTAGAGGAACTGAGGTAGACAAACTCAAGCAATTAGCACCCGCAAGTCGCATTCTCGACCCGGATGAATGTCGCGCCTGGTATCGTGCCATCGGATTTTTGGCGAATATGATTGACGCACCCGCAGAAGACGCGACAAGGGAATGGATTACAATCAAGACCAATATGGACAAAGAGGATGACAAAAGTAGCATATCTAGACTCATCCAAAACAGACTCACCGAACTAGGATTCCGGGAAAAACTAAAAGATTTAATACGATTTTCGAGGCTCTATCAAGAGGGTGGATTTATGTTTTTCGGCGTTCGCTCCTCTATCCCCCAAACAAGTCTCAATCTGCACCAACCCCTACCCGAGAATATAACAAATATTGCATATATTAATGTCTTCGGACCGGATAGAGTCACTCTCTACGACAAAAACACGAGTCCGTTGTCGGCTTCGTATCATATCCCTGGCATACAAATCGATGGGCACGAGGTCCACGAGTCCCGCTATGCCTGGCTTTGCCCTTCGTACGTTGCCGAAGATGGGCGAGGTGTAAACGTTTTAGAGACAGTCCTCCCTGCAATCGTTGCACAAGACACGGCGCTGCACGCCGTATCCTCCATGCTACTCGAGGCGGGTGCAAAAATTTTTAAAACAAGCAAGGTTGACGAGGTATCAGACCCCGCAAACATGCGTAACTTGTTACGTAAAATAGTCTCTATGCTAACGTCTCAATCGATGATCTCAATTTCCGACGATGAGGATATAACGCGCTTGGAGACTAATTTAAACGCTACTGGTCTAAAGGATACGTTTCAGTTTATTTTTGAGAACATGGCCGGAATGGCTCGGTTACCAAAATCTCGACTTAGCGGACAAGCACAAGGTACGATTACAAGCGGTCAATTTGATCTAAGATCCTACTACGATGACATAGCACGAGACCAAGAAAATGACCACAGGCCAATCATTGAAAAAGCCATCAAACTAATTATCCGCGAACAAAACGGGGAAATCTATCGCCGTCTCAATGGTCAAGTAGGCAGCCTGGACTGGGAATTTGAATTCAATCCGCTGTGGAAGCTCAATGAAAAGGAAGACGCCGAAATTAAACTCATCAAAGCCCGCACCGCTGACATTTGGATCACGCGCGGCGTATTGTCGCCCTCAGATGCAAGAGACGAAAACTTTCCGGACCTAGAGCAGTTCTCCGGTTGGACCGATGGGAGTTCCTTAAATTTCGGAGAACCCAAAAAAATTGAAGAGACGGAAAATAAGGATATAGAAAACCATTCCGAAGAAAACGCTACCGACAAAACGGATGCGCCAGCACTTTAAGAATCTCGAATGTATCCGATCGCGCTAGAACAACAATATGCTAAACTATTTTTAAGCGACTTTGATCAATTTACAAAAGCGCTTTTGCATACTTTACGTAGCTCGAATGAGTTACGCTATTTTGCGGATTCCCAGGATTTTAGAGGTAGGTATGTAGAGGATCTAAAGCTTGCTAAAAAAATCGAATATCAATTCGGGTTGATTAAAACTTGGGCAATCGACAAGACAAATGTAGAGATTGCCAAGATTATAGAGAGACGACTCGGGGAGACTGTGGCGACAAAACTAACTCCTAACTTGTCGCCAAGTGTCAAACGACAACCCAAACAAGACGCAGCCATTCCGGTTTTTCCGTCGATTTTAATACCCGAGGCGACAGGCGAACAAATTCGCAACCTCGTTAATGATTACGTATCCACAAACATGAGACTATCCCGAATTGCAAAAGATGAGTTTTTTGAAAATGTCCAAACTCAAATTTATCAGGGCATCCGTAACGGCTCAAGCTATTCTGCAATCACAGACGGGATCATAAAAGCAAACGGCGGAATTGCAAGAAGCAAGGCGGAATTTTGGGCGCGGGATCAGGTAGGTAAATTTTTTGGCACAGTTACCAGGCTGCAACAAACTGGATCGGGAATCGAAAAATATATATGGTGTTGTACCCATTTACACACGAGAGACCAACATCTCAAGCTTGATAATACTTTGCAGAGTTGGGACAAACGTCCAAAAATTTTATACGGCTCTAAAACCATAGAGTGCCATCCGGGCGAGGACAATCGTTGTCAATGTTTTGCAAAACCAGCAACAGGAGACGAGCCCGGGGTCAAAGAGTGGCGAGACGAATGGGTTGCTCAATCGCTCGACCTTACATTAAATGATCATAATACTGTTATAGACGTTAATAACTCTTTATCCAAAGCGCAAATCGTAGAGGCACTTCGGTCCATAAACACGGTTTTAGACATTAGGCCCAAAACGACAAAGTTTAGATTTTATGGTATCGAAAACAAACATCCCGAATTCCAACGGGCATCCGGATTCTATGAACCGGCAACCGGAGACATTTACCTAAAAGCAGGAGTTGACAACGCACAGACTCAAATCATCCATGAGGTTTTTCACAAGTTGGACTCCGAATTACTTTTTCGCGGGGGGCTCAAAGGGCATCAAACGGCGGAAGCGGCCGAACTTATGCAGGCGATCAGGACCACTACCACATTCCGCCAACTTGCTAAATCTAAACCACTCAACCCGGCGGAGTTACGAGATTGGGCGGAATTGGTCAAAGAATCCGAATGGATTGCTCGTATTTTCGAACAGTTTATCGCGTTTAAAACCAAAGACACTAAGCTGCTCAAACAAATCTCTGCACGATTAAATAGGTTTGAGGCGCTTTTGGGTTACAAGATTTATTTAAGTCAAAAAGAGCTTGATACTGTTTTGCCTTTGGTCGAAGATTATCTTACACGCACAGGTCTTATGCGATGATACTACCAGCACGCAAAAAACTATCCCCAGAAGAAGTCCATAAAATTGAGATCCAAATCAAAGGCCCGATAGAGGATTTTCCAACCGAGTCAGAGTTCCTAATATTTTGCCGCCAAAAATTTAACTGGTCACGCAAAGAGTCCCTTTCCGCGATGCAAGACCTTATAGATCTAAAAACTAAAGCCCGTCATAAATTAATTTAATCTAAAAGATCGGAAATTACGGCCTTCTGTTTTTTTTACGTTG